CCTAACATTAGGTTCGTAGTCTTATCTCCTGTTGAGTAAACCACTTTAGGGTCTACGTATACACCTTTGTGTATTGTGAATAATTTACCTAGACCAATATTTAAATTGTCTGTGTCTAAGCCTTTTGTTGCAGCATATACAAAATATCCTTTTACAAAATATCTTGCATGGAAATCTAGTTCCATATCTACCGTCGAGTCTGCCTGTGAAACGGATAGGCCGATCATAAGATCGTCTGTCACGCCATATCCAACAGTTGGAGCTACTGCCCATTCTGTCCATGCAACGTTTGCAACGTCACCAGTACCAATGTACCAATCGCCTTTTGTTTGAGCCTGTGTACTTAATAAAGTTGCACATGCCAATACTACTGTTAAAATAATTGTTCTCATAAATTCTCTCCTTTGTTTGCTTGTTTAGAATGCTCTCTATTTAAGCCTTTATTGAATAACCTCGCGCTATTCATATAACCTTTATTTAATAACCTTTTTTCTATAACCAAATATAAATATACTTTTTTAATTAAAAAAATTTCCATTTTGAAATTTAATAAAATTTGCTGCGAAATCTTTTTTTATGACATTCACAACCTTAGTAATGTGTTGTGTTTTAGTGTCAGTCATTTCCCTAATTAAAATATATAGGGCTTTTTTATTAAAAATTTCTATGTTTTTTCTTTCTTCGAATAGCCTTAAAACTGCATATGCTATTCTTTTATCTCTAGAAGATCTAAACCTTTCTTCAATTATACGATAATAATATTCAGAAAATCTTTCCATAAAGACGTCTAAATCGTCTCTATATTCTTCAAGCGTTGTTTCTTGTTGAAGGTCTCTTTCTCTATCTATTTGTACAATAGGTTTTTTTGATTTTAAATCTCTATAATTTTTGTTATTGTTTTGAATCAAATAATTTTTAGCGACTATACTAAAATATGAAAAAGCTTTACCTTTACCTTCAACAAATTTAGGTAGTTTTTCAAGCATAAAAGCTATAACTTCGTGTTGTATTTCTTTTGGTCCTCCATCAAAGTAATAAAACTTAAATGTGTGAATTATGTTTTCAGCTAATTTCATTAGAGGCGTATGTATGAACTCGTTGTACACTTTATTTTTAAGTGCCATTTTAGGTTCTTTATTATAGGCAATAATTGCACGCTCAGTTTCCAAAGTAAAATACATTTTATTTTTTCTTGGACGGCCACGCTTTGTTTTAAGTGCTTCTATGGCTGCTAATTCTCGTTCTTTTTCTAATTCAGAATAAAATTTTTCTACTGGACTATCCATCGTTTTGCTCTTTAAATAACTTTTCTATTTTATTTATTTCGTCTTTTATCATATTAAATGTTGTTCCAACTTCATCATCGCTTTCAAACATTTTTTGATTATCTAATTCTTTAATTTTATTAAGTATTAAAATCAAGGATTGGCCAACTGAAGATACCCAAACAAAACTTTCGTTATTTGCGTCCTCTAATTTTTCATTTTTTATAAGTAAATTAAAAGCTGCATATCCTAACAATAAAACTAAAATGATTAAGACTGCTATTATAACAAATAAGGTTGTTGGATAAATTTCCATTATTTATCTTCCCCAAATAAATCTTTAAAAAGATCTGCAGCATTATCGTTGGCACTAGATACCTTTGGTTTTTTGCCGTATGGTTTTGGATTATTTGCAAAAGCTTGTGTTACCTTATCCTTGTTTTTCCATTGTTCATATTCTATTCTAGAAGCCATATGGTCTGCATGATGTAATACAATTGGTAGATTATTCCATAATGCCTTTTCCTTTCCCCATGGTTTTAAATATGCATCGTTAGCAGAATCATAAACTCCGTCATGAGTAAGTATTCCTATCATCTCATTTTGGGAAAAGGAAATTCCATAATTTGAAAGTAACCAAATACTCCTATGAGGTACAGTCATATGTTGAATTTTAGGATTAGGGTCATATATTTTTCCTTGATTTTTTCTATGCCATTCGCTAGGGTTTGGTACGTAGTATTCATTTTCATTATCACCAACCTTTCCTAAATCGTGGTTTAGGGCGCAAAACATTAGCTCTTCATGTGTATAGTTACTCATATCTGCACCCATGTCTTTCCATAAATTGTACAGTTGATCTGCGCATTTGCAAACCCTTAATACATGATCGACATAGCCTCCTGCCCAGCTGTTGTGAAAATGTTCTATACCAGAAGCTGGCGCCAATGACATTCTATCGGCAAACCCGTTATACATTTCTAAAAGAGCTCGTTTTCTTTCACCTTCAAAATTGTCGTTAATTACTTTTAGTAAATCATTCCAATTTTCTAATATTTTTCTTTCGTCTAAATTCATATTATTCTCCGTATAAACTAAATTGGCGTGGGGGTTCTGGTGCTTTTTCTACCTGATCAATAGAGTATACCTTTCCATCAAAGGCTGCTAGGTGATAGTCTCTGCATCCAGTATCTCTAAATATATATTCTAAACCATCCGTTAATGATTCAAGTATTGTATCTGTTCTGCCTACAGGTTTCCATCTGTCTCCTGGGGCTACTCTTTCTAGAACTAGTGTTTTAATTTCTTCAATTTTTGCCATATTAATCAAATAATAATTTTAATTGTTTTTTGTCTTTAGTTATATTTTCGTCTTCAATTATACCAAAAGCATCTTTAACTGATGATTCGTGGTAACCTAAAGCATGCGCCATTCTAATACAAACTATTTTAAATTCTTTGCATGTCATTTCGTTTGGTAATTTTAATTCTATAGATTTTGCTTCTTTAGTATCATTACCTCTCTTGTAAATTAAAGTATCGTATTTCGTATCCATTTTAAAAAAATCTCCAAACATATAATTGGTATAATTAGTATCATTATAAAAAAACAGACTAGAGCTATAATAACTAAAGCTATAAAAACTATAGCGAATACTATTAATTCTTCTAGTAATTCTTTCATATAATATTAATATAATAAAAATATTTCAAACGGTAAAATTATTTTTGATGTTTTTTAATGTATTCTTCTTTATCGAAGTTTCTTGGGAATTTTGCAAAAGCAACTTTAGAATGAAATTTAATCTGGCTTAGCAACGGTTTTTTATCTTTTTTCCATCTAGTTTTTGCAAGCTCTTTTTTTAGTTCGTGTAATTTTAAGGCTGCAATACCTACTAGCTTATCTTTTTCAGATTTTGTCATTCTTTTGGATTTTTTTCTTTCAGATGTTTCAGTTGGATCTATTGTTCCTTTAAGTTCAGGCGCTTCTACTCCTTTATGATAAACGTTTCCATCTTTATCTACAAATTCATTCATAAGAGTCCAACCTCTTGGTTTATCAGATTTTTTATATGTAGATTCTATTGGACCAATCATTTCTTGTACACATTGATTACAAGTAACTGAAGATGATTCTTCTCCGCATTTAGACATTTGTCCGCAACGTTTACATTCCATCCACTTATATAGTGCTCCTTCTCTTTCATTCCAAGCAGTACCTTTTCTATATTCTACGTAGTATTCTATTTTTTCTTCTTTCATAACAATCCCTTATTTCTTAATGTACCAACCTCTACTCTAGTTAATTTTCCTTTTTTTAATTGAGCTTGCCAATATGATTTGTCTTTTTCTTTATATATTTCTAAATTTTCTGTTTTTGACGTGCCCATAAGTTTTTCATTATGTTCAATCATTTCCTCTAAATCTTTATTATCTATTGTAGGCTCTGGCTGTTCTAAATTAATAGGATATGGGGTATTAAACTCCATTCCTTCTGGAACAGACATAATTATATCTTTAGGTCTCTGCATTGTAAATGCCATATTTGCAGCTACAACAAGTGCAATGGCCAATGGGTCAAATACAAATATAATCATTAATAAGAACCAATTAACTACTGTATTCATATCGTATCCTGTAGTTTCTGCTAGATATTTTAGTGGTCCAAGTTCTCTTTGTTCTTCATTACCTATTTGCTCGTTTAGAATAGCCATATCTGTTTGAGTAATAGAGTCTGTTATTGCCTCTAATTTTTTATTAATAACATTCCTGTCATTAAGCGTTCTAGCTAATTCATCCTGTAAGGCTCTTCTAGAGGATCCAGATGTTGTGGTAATTAGTTGTCCTGATTCTTTATCTATGTATTGCACTTGAGCTGGATTTGAGAGAGATATTCTTAAATCAGAAATAGACTTAGTTAAACCAGACTTTTCTATTTTAAGGTCTTCTTTTGTCTCTTCAAACCTTACCTGTTTTTGCTCTAATATAGCTAAAGACTTATCTAACAGTTCAGACTTAGTTGCAATATCTTGATATGCTCCAGATAGGAAACCATAAATACCACCACTAGTAATTACCATTAAAACAAAACATGCAACTCCTAAGTAAAACCTAAGAGCCTTATTTATAGTATCCCAATATTGATATAATAGAGACGCTACGACAAGTTTTGCAAATTCAAGACTACCTGCCATAATAATAACCTGTAAACTGGCACCAGCAAATAGTTTACTTAGACCGAAAACTGAATAAAATGCAGCTGAGCCTGAAACAGCGATTGCTGATAAGGCTATTATATATGGTAGAATTTTATCCTTCATAAGAATAAGTATTAATCTTTAATAAAAAAATGACAAGAATATAGAATAATGTCGTCGTCTATAGTTTCTTCAGTATACGATGTTAACTTATGACCTATACCTTCCAATATCTTTTTAATTTTATCTAGTGAAGTTTTACTTGTTGAACAAAGAGATAATCTATCTTTTTTAACGCTAACATTTACAGATGAAGGTGCTAAATTTGCAGCGTCGAAATAATCCGAATAGTTTAATGATTTTTCTATAGATTCTTTAAGGCTTTTGCCTTCAGATAATAATTTTACGTATCCATTTAACAAATCTTTAGGACAATTGTCTATCCAATCAGAAAAAAATTCTATATCATTATGAAAAATGTCTTGCTTATCTTCACTACTAAGTTGACCCCATAACACCTTGGTTACAATTTCTTCGGCTTCCTTTATTTCCTTATATAGGGTTCTATTTGCAATATTGTTAAAATATTCAGTAAAGTCAGTTTTAAATCGTTCAGTTGAAATAGAGTTAACCTCTTTTTCTGATAAAGAATCTAAATAAGATTGTAGATCTTCCTCTATGTTTTCCCAAAATAGAGATTCGTGATCTAAAACTTCGTCAATTTTCCACATATGTCTTTTGTCAATTCCCATAATCTAATTATAAATATAGTTGTTTGTTTACTTATTGTACTATTATTGCGTCTTCTATTGTTCTACATAAAAGATATTTATTATTACTTTTAAGTACGTGGTCACAAAAATGTTCTTCTTTCCACATTTTAAGTATTTGCATTGCGACTTGTTGGGCAGTTAATCCATATTTAGATTTAGTAATTCCATAAGTATTTGGATCTATCATTCGCTCATTTATTTCCCTAACTACTACGTATGCATTTCCTTTGTGGTAAAATATTTTTTTCATATAACTATTAGCCTGCGGGCCAGTTTTTTATTTATAACCTATTTAATTGTAATTGTTTTTGGCTTACTTTCTGGAGAAACAGGTACTTCTAATCTTAGAAGGCCGCTTTCCATAGATGCCGTAATTTTTGATAAATCAAACTTAGGACTAATTTTCCACCCTAAATCAAAAGACCTTTTGGCAATACCTTTATGGATATATTCTCCAGCGTCTTTATTCGAATCATTAGATTCAATGTTTGGTTTAGTGTAAGAAACTTTTAAAGTAGTTCCATCTTCAGTAGAAAGACTTATATCTTTCTTATTTAATCCAACTGCAGCTATTTCAAATATTAAGGCTTCTTCGGTATACATAATGTCGACAGGATGGTTAATCTTTTTGTCTAGATTAGTTTCAAACGTTGATGCTTGATCGAAAAAATTCTTAAATAATAAATCAGTTGGGAATAGTCTTGTGCCGAAAGGCGTGTTCACTCTTAGTGTTGTCATAATAATCTCCTTAGATAATTTTAATTTTGTTAAACAT